AAGCATCCCACTTTTTCCAGTCAAGTACCAACATCCGAATGAATCGGAAAGTGTATACCATATCTGCGCCACGTTTTAAGATGCTCATATCTTTCTCAACCTATCTACGACCGTTGGATCCATAGGAAATCCTGTTATCTTATCTGGCTCAATATAGTTTAGATAAACCAAAAACGGTTTGATCACCGGCCAGTGTTTATGATCTAGTTTTAGATCCAGTATGTTAATCGACGGTTCGATACCAAACGAGTTAAAGATAACGATCAAATGATTTATGATCAACCTTTCAGCCAACTCGTTGTGTTCAAGGTATCTGTTCACCAACCTCTTAACGTACTTAAACCTTTTCAGGTCTTCATAAAACTCTTCAATATCTGAGAACTGTGGTTTGTAATACGCCTTAGCCGCATACAGCATCACGTTCTCTTCGGTAAGTTCATCGAATATCATCATGTAACTATATATTTAAGAACTTAGCTAGATCCGGATGATAGTCAGATAAGCTCACTCTATACCATTCATCAAGCTGTTTCGTTTCATCGATAAACTCTTGCCACTTTTGTTCATTATATTGTTTGTCTAAAAAGTATTCTCTATATGCTGTCTCAAACTTTGTATCTTTTACTCGATTATATAGCCATTCTTTATATTCATCAGGAGCATAATCCAAAGCACAAGGAGTGTTTGTGGTCCACCACCAATAAAAATCATATCCCATACTCAAAACAAAAGATTCTGTATCAGGCATTGTGTCAGCGTTATATGCGTTTACATTGCTTGAGATATTAATCTCTGTGTTTTCCAATTGGTCAAAAACTTTTATGTTTTCAAATATAACTTCTTTATTACTATGATGGCGAATGTAGTCGTTGACTTTATGTGAAGATTCCATACTTATAGTTAAATCAATTTCTCTGAATCGAAGTAACTTTTCCATAATAGCATCAGATGGTATTACCGATCCATTTGATGTTATATACAACTTAATATTTTTTAAGTCAACCTGTTCTTCAATTATGTCAATGATTCTTTCCAAATTAGGTGACATAAAAGGTTCCCCACCTTGTAATGCCATGCTTTCCAATTTGCTAAGATCCATAACTTGAAGAAATGAAACATCAGCCTTTGACGCCTTACTAACATCCTTTCCTAAAAAAGCATCTCTCTTCTGTAACTTAGAACTCTGCCAACTGTTGCACATCCTGCATTCAAAGTTACATAAGTTGTCAATCATAATCTCCAGATGTCTGAGTTCATTCCATTTATTTACTCGTTCGACATCTGACCATTTTTGTAAACCAGTGAGTCTTCTACTACGACCTACGCTCTTTTCGTTCTGATGACAAACTTCGCACTCTGGTAACTTTTCTCCATTTAACATTCTCTGTCTAATGTTTTGAAACACACCGTCTTCTAAATGATAAATCGGAGACTTTACAAAATCATTAGCTGATATGTCATTATCGGTTTGCTTATAGTGACAACAAGGTCTTACATTATGACCCTGCTGCAGTGAAAAGCTCACGAAAGGATACGGACAAAAAGACATAACAAAAAGGTATTAGTTAACCGAAGAGGCTGCGCTTCTTTTTCTTCTTCGGCTTTGGTGCTTCAACCACAACTTCATCAAGAATCAGTTCTTCTTCTGGTTCTGGTTCGGGTTCAATGATTGGTGCTGGTTCAGCGATCATCTGAACACCGTTGTACTCATCAAGTTGTTCTTGTGTGATACGCTGTGACTTAAGTAGTTCACCAGTCGTTGGATGTACCCACCCACGAGTTGTTGGAATAGCACCCTTTGGTCCTGCTTTAAGAGCCATCTTTATCTTCCTTTATACTAAATTATAATTAATGTCTTTAGACATCCTGCCCAGACTTCATTGTCTTATACGCGTTTGCGATCTGGTTGATGATCTTCTTATCGCCTAACTTTGCGTCGTTAGTACGAGCAGACTTACCACCTGGACCTGAACGCTCTGCCTTGCTGGAGTCATCAGCTTCTTTACCGATTTCACCATGTTTGTCTGGATTCTGATGAGCGTCATACATCTTCTGGTCAGCGTCAGCCTTGTTCATTGGCTCAGGCTTAGTCGCACCTTTATAGTGTTTGGCACGATCTGCTTCTGTGATTTCAGCAGCGTCTTCCCAGATAGACATTAAACGACCACGAATGTCTGTATCTTCTTTTTTCATTGCTTTCTTAATTGCCTTCCTTCTATTATGGAGATATTCGTCTGACTTATCGACGTCACCGTCGTTATCGATGTCAGCGTCAGCTTTACCAACTGGGTCTAACTTTGCTTCAGACTTTTTCTTTACAGGAACCATACGAGTCCGAGTCTTACCATCAGGTCCAACAACGTTCTCTGGTTTCTTATCAGCTGAAGTTACGTCTTCATCCACTTTTAGCTTTCCAGCTTCATCGTAGTCTTCACACTTATATTGTTTACCAGCAACAGTAAAGGTCTTGTCGCCTTTTTCACGAGCAGCCATTAGTGCCTTAGTGAAAGCGTTACCTTCGTCTGCCTTAGCTTCTTCGATCGGCCGATTCATTGATTCATATGCGGCCGCTACTGAGAATAGTTTTTTGTCCATCTGCTTTACTCCTACATCCAGATGTTGCTTGCGATTGCGGCCGCGGATGCCGCTATTACAACCCAGAACAATTTATTTATTAACTGAACTGTCCGTGTGTTGTCTGCAGACTGCGCTGCAATATCGTCTATCTTTCCAGATAATCTATTAAGTCTTTCGGTCTGATGAGCTTGCTGCTCGGCGACAGCAGAGATCCTTTCTTCAGCTCTCGCCAAAGAAATCATCGCGTCTGCGAGTTTATCGATCTTTTCTTCAATTCGATCAAGTCTTTGCTGTGTAGTCGCCATATCGTCTTCCATTAATTATCAACTTTAGCACCAGCTCTCCACTGATAACATGACCAGTATCGTGCCTTGTGTTTAGGACCTGGGTTGTCACAGTTGTGACGAGCTCTGAAGTTTCTACGTCGCTCAGGATCGTCTCTCTTAATACTCATGTTTGGATCACCGAAGCGAACTACCACGACGTTACCGTTTGGCCCACGAACGTATACCTTGAACTTCTTATTTGGATTTTCAGACGTGCGAATAGGATCGTTCAGAGTAACCTTCTTACCTTGGTACTCTGCCTCTTCCAATTCAAGATCGTCGTACATACCCTCACAGAAGTTATCGATCTGTTCAGCTCTAAACTTATCAAACTTATCCAAACTCATAAGCTGCAATCCTTCTTAACTGACTGTTGAACTCTGACTGACTCGGCTTAGTCTTATAGAGTTTCTTGGTAAGGGAACTATTCTTCTTACCTTTGATTCTCCACTTATAACCCTTTGCCTTATGTTCAGGATCCGTGGTTTTTACCAAGCGACGTTTGTACTGAGCTTCAAAAGACTCAGGTCCTTTCGGTGCGTCGGTAGAACCCTTCTTTCCTTCAGCGAACTCTCTGAACTTAATCATTTTCCTTTAGCCTTTATATGTTTCTTAACAGCTGCCTGTGTCTTAGGATCCAATCGTCTGAACGCTGGGCTGTTAGGTACCATCTTTGGATTGTCTAAAAACATTCTTAAGGTATCATCATCAACTTCTTCTTTGAAAGGACGGTTTACCATCATGTCACCTTTTTTATCTGACATCGGTTTCTTTAGTTTTACAACCTTACCATCTTTTCTTCTTGCCATGTCTTTTGCATCTTTTTCATCAGAAGCAAATCCAATCACCAATCCTTTTTTGTTAACTGCGGCATGAGTATACTTCATCCCCTCATCAACTTCTTCTTTGACAGCTTTCTTAGCCTTTTGGAATACCATTGTATCACCGGTGACGAGGTCGATTAGATCAGCAAAAGCGTCAAAGATAATCTTACGGTGTTGTGGCTTTACTTCTTTACCGTCGCTGATGGACTTCATAGCCATCATCAGTTTCATAACGTCGGCTTTACCTACGAGACCAAGATTAGCCAACTGCTTTACCTTTTTCATCTTGGGATCCATAGACTCCCAGATTACAGACTCACGACGCATAGAACTAACTTTTTTACGAGTACCTATAAATGACTTTTTGGTATCTGGTCTATCTAACATACCAGCAATACCTTTACCCGGATCGTCTCGGCCATGGGAACCTTGAGCACGTCCTGGAGGTAACTTCTTTACCTTTCCACCTCGAGCCTTAAACGCAGCCATGGCACGATCCATCTCGGCCTTACGCTTTGCGTCCATAGCTTCATCGTGAGTCACGTTTTCCTTTTCAGGTCCACGCTTTGCTGACAGATAAGCAGCAAGTGCCATATCCCTACGTTCTTCTTTGTCTTTACCTTTGAACTGCGGGGCATCAGACTTTTGGAAGTCCTTAATCCAAGCTCCGATTCCATCTGATACTTTTAATGGCATTGTCGTCTCCTATTGATCTAAATACTTACTTCTAAAACCCTTGACCTTAGATGGATCTACATGATAAGGAGATCCTTTACCCGGCCTTAGTCCACCTTGTGGCCTTGAAGCTTTACCTGATTTGCCAAGACCTTGATCTCCAGGGCTCATTCTCTTACGAACACTGTCAATACCTTTTTTACGACGGTCGGCTTGTGCTTGATATTTCTTAGCTTTATCATCGCCACCAGTTTTAGTCATATAGTTATGACCACGATCACGCGCGGCTTGATGTTTCTTGAACTGTTGCGGAATTGCTTTCCTTGCGTACCGAGTCATAAGTTCAGGAGAGATCTCGTCGAGTTTCTCAGTGTCTTCTTTTTTGAAGAAACTCTTTACTCTTTGACCGACAGACGGCTTCTTTGGTGACGGTGTTGGTGCTTGAGGCGCCAGCCGCAACCGTCGCAACGCTGGTGACGGTGTTGATGTTTTAGGTGCCTTTTTAAGATCTTCTCTTAACTCTTCGAACGTTTTCATTGTACGATCCTTACCTACCGAAAGCTTTTTTGACTTTGCTGACAGTCTTACCTATTACAGCCTTTGCAGGATTGGCTCGAGCTGCTTTTTTCTTTGCCTTGTCAGCAGCGCGATCCCGAGCTATCTCACCCGGTTGCGCGTGGCGGTGATACATTTCGTGATCTTTGTGAACATCAGGTGATCCACTCGCTTCACCTCCAGCTGCTTTGGCTTTTGCTGCAGCGTCTGCGGCCAACTTAGAATGTTTTAGAGAGGTAGCCATATTACCTTTCTTCAAAGCATTTACAGCGTTATTGTGATGCAGCGACGCTTTTGCATGGAACTTTCCTGCTGGAGTACCTTTATGCTCATCTGCATAGGCGTCATGTTCAATTGAAGCCCCTTCGTGGCCGTTATGATCGCGACGATTAATGCCTTGATGTAATGCATCCACAACCTTTGGACTGATTGCCGCCCTTTCATCTAACTGATGACTCAGCTCTTCTCTTAATTTTTTGAACGTCTTCATTACTTTGATCCTCTGACTTTTGCAGCAAGGTCGGCATCAGCCTTTCCCCATGTACCCTTGCCTTTTGTGATAAACGAATTGACTCTAGCGTGAGCCCATTGCTGTTGACTCGCACCAGGGCGATGGCCTGTCTTCCATGCAGCCATTCCTCTGTTGTAAACTTTACGAAGAATACCTAATGGCATACCAGACTTTTCGGCCTTCTTCTTAAGAGAGGCTGTTGGATCCTCTGCTATAAAATCTTTGAACTTCATTAGTCGTCTCCGTACATTTGTCTAAATCTAATAGTGTGCTTGGATAACTTGGTCTTACCTTTGGCGTCACCTGGTGCCTTCTTATATGCAGAAGGATCGTCGTCGGACATCTTAGCCTGACGCTTAAACTGACGATCACGAGCTACCTTTGTAGACTTCTTTTTAATTCCTCTAAAGTAACCGGTTGGTTGTGAACCCGGTCTATCGGCAATGTCTTTGTCCTGTGGCTTTTCAGTTGCCTCACCCGGCGTCATCTTCTTAGCGTGTTTAGTCGCTTGAGGTGTTCCCATCCCGTACTTATATTCCTCTGATAATGATTCAACAGTAAGATCTATTGGTTGTATCATTGGGTTATAGTTTGGATCTAACTTAGAGATGTCATCAGGCCAGGCTCTCCACTTCTCACCTTTTGACTCAACGATTACATAGTTAGTACCCAAGTGTTTGATCTTACCAACGATACCTTTTCGATTTAACACAACCTCTTCGCCAACCTCGTACATTCCTTGACGAAAGGCTTCACGAATCTCAGTAGTTTCTAACTGAATGTGGTTCTTAAACTCTTTTTGTTCTTTTAGACCCATTCCCTTACGAACGTCGTTATAGATCGCCTTAGCGTCGTTGTTCTTTATGGTTTTTGGCAGACCTTGGGCAAAGAGTGAGAAGTCGTCGTCTTTTGCTGCAGCTCTCATCTTAGAGGCAGACATACCCTCTGCTCCTTCGGCATCAGGATCTCTGTCTCCAGCGGAGATGACGTATATGTTCTTGAAATTATAGAACCCGTGTTTGGCTTTCTTACCGTTGTACTTATTCAACAGTATCTCAAACTCGTTAACTCTGTCTGAACCAACGACCATGGCGATCTTTACAAATCCCTCGTCGTATAGTTTTACAGCGATGTCAAACACGTTCTTAATCTTTCGATCAATTAAGATCTGCCGAGCGTGTTTTGGAAACATCTTACGAGCGTACTTGACTTTTGCTTTATAATCTAATGGGTTCTTATCTTTATCCTGTGACTGAGATAAGTAAACTCTGTATGGAAACGAAGAACGTGCGTTAGCTGCCAACTTATTCAAAAGTTTCTCATGACCAATAGTCGGAGGGTTCATTCTACCAAAAGTAAAATAAACCAGCTTTTCTTCTTCAATTAGGTAGTTCTTAAAGGAGTTGATCATCTCTTTCTCATTATCTCACGGCGACGTACTTTAGGCATTAACCTCTTATTAAGTACGGCAATCCTCTGTTGCCAACCTGTTTGTGCCAGTCTCTTTTCGACTGACTTCTTCTGTGCTACTGACAGGGATCCTTTGTCTTTTCCCTTTGTCAATACCTTGGCGGCTTGAGCTCTCGCTGAACGACGTGCACGTTTCTGCAGTACTTCTTTTGAAGCCATACGTTTCATTGCGCGCTTACGAGCTCTTTTTAAGATGGATTTGCGACGCTTCATTTGCCGAGCAAGTTTGCGTCTGCCTGAGATAGAGAGTTCTTCTTCGGCTGGTTCTACTTCTTCGTAGCCCATCCGCTTTTGTTTTTGTTTACGATACTTGAGCTGATCGTCGTAACCTGCATATGCGTCAGGTGTAGCTAAAAGATCTTTAAATGACATCATGGCCATTAGTTTCTCCCGGGCGTATCCCATCCTTTTAATATATCGGGTGAAAAGTTGGCGTATGAGAACTCCATACGATCAACAATTTTCACTGCATCACCGCCTAGTTTATCGATAGCAACGTAGCCTTCCTGACCCGTTGTCCGATAACCTTTATTTGTTTTCAAAAATGCATCATAGTTTGATATTTTATTTAATCTATTTATAAGTTTAAGTTTTGCAAGAACAATGGATTTCTGCAGTTCAAATATCATTTCCAAGTTTGTTTTGTTTTCATCTGAAAAGAAATCTAGTAAATCATCCAACTTCTTTTGTTGAACCGACTTACCTTTTTCTGTCTTCCTTGCGTCTATTTCTTTCTGATATTTATTTTGGATAAATTTGATGAGTGCTTCAACTCTCTTTGATGGATCAGGTGGTAACGCACCGGCTCTAACATAAGAGTTAGAGTGAGTCTCAATATGAGTCGCTAAAGTATCGTTGTTTTCGAGTTGCCTTAGTGCCGAACCAGCTATCTTATTAAACGTACGACCTGCGTCTCTTAAGTGAGCGTTAACTTCTTCGGTCTCGTCGGCTGACATCGTAGCCCGTGTTGCGTCTCTTAACTGAGCGTCCTGTGACCATACGTTTCTTGACTTACGTAACTTACTAGCATCAAAGTTGTACCCAGCTCTCATTGTCTCAAATGATCGTCCTGTGTAGCTCGTATGCCATACGATTCCAATCTTTGCGCTCTTAATTTCCCTGGCCATGTCCGTCCCAGATGGTACTGCATAAACAATCGTATTGGGGTGAAACGTAACATAGGACTTCCCTTTGATTCGAGAGGTCTTAACATCGCCTGGACCAAATACAAAATCACCTTGCACAACTCCCTTTATGCCTAACTCTGGTAGATACTTCAGTGCCAACTTCATCTTTTTGTTTAGATCGCCTTTAGTGTCAGCGTCAATATCTTTATCAGTTTTATATACCTTTGGGTTCTTATTAAAGATACCCTTCTTAGCGACAAAGAACTTACCGTCGCTTGGATCGGTACCAGCAAAGATAGCCGGAGCACCGTCCCACTTAACAGATACGTTTCCGTCCTTTACACCAGCTAACATATCACGAAGCGACCGTAGAGCCAAGATAGCCTGACGTGCTCCGTCCACTCCACCGTAGATCACCTTGTCTTCGATGTGAGTCATATGTGTGTTCTTTTGTTCGGTTATGAATGACTCAAACTGTTTCATTTCTTCACCAATATTATATCAAACGTTCCTGAGACAAGAGTATCTGCACCAGTTATCTTAGCCTGTAACTTAATGTCACTTTTTTCAGGAAACTTTAATGGAACGGGATAATGCTTTTCTATAAAGTTTTGAGAAAACGACAGATAGTCTCTGGTTCTTTCTACGCCACCAAACTCCTGTACGTTTAGTCTTACTTCAGCGTCTTTGTCTTTGGACTGCAGCCCCACGCTTAGTGATTGGAAAAAAGCAGTGTGGCCTCGAGGAACTGTATAGATGGCCTGCATGGTCTGCTGATGAGCAACATCGATCTGAGCTTGGTTTGAACCATTGATTTGAATCCTGACCACGTTTGTGGTTGCAGTACTGCCTGAAACAAAAGCACGATTTATCCTAAGGAAAGTTTGTGTTGTTGTTGCATCACCGTTTGAATCTAGAGTTACCGTTTCGGAAACTTGATCGTAGTTTCCATCTAACCCTTCGATTACAATTTGACAACCAACGTTTGATAAGTTGCTATCAATCGTTGCGGCTGCAGCTGAGGTCTCAAAGACAATCTTACCACTTCGAGACCAAATGTCTTCATAGATAGTTGACACAGCAGGGTTGTATCCGAACTTGTGAATATGATCCACGTTCAGCATGTCACCGTTGGCTATTTGAATATGTTGATCTTCGAAGTATTGACTACGTCCCATTATATCTTCTTTGATGTACTAGTTGTTTTTGCCATTGGAAATATACCAACACGTGCGTTCTTAACCACCTCACCCGCTGCCCGAGCGTCACCTCTCCTCTGTTGGAATCGAATAAAGAGGACGGCTTCAAAGTCGCCTTTTGGCATATCACCATTAGTTCCCTTATGAACTGACGTAATCGTATAAGCATTACCTTTTTTGACAAGGTTCATATTACCTAAGTGGAACTCGTCGACGTTACTGATGCTTGGTCCATTACCATACTCTGGACCGTACATTGACATACCGACTAGTGCTTTATCAGTAATTGGACGATAGAAGGAGTCACCTGACTGTAAACCGTTAGGTCTCTCTTTCTTAACGTCTTGCATAAACTTTTTAATTTCTCTGTTACCACGAAACTTTTGTGGCAGTGCTGCATCGGATACACCACCGTATTGCTGATAGTCTTTTGCGGTTCTTCCTGCTTTATGTGAGATAAACGCAACCGGTGTTCCTGAAGGATCAACCAAAGACATGTCAGACTTCGGTTCTTTACCTTGGTACTTACCTTCGGTCTTTTGCATTTCAGCTACTTTTACAGTTCTTCCGTTGATGTTTATACTAATATAGTTATCGCGTTCTTTCTTTAATATCTTAAACAACTTATCGTTAAAGTCGTTCATGGCTAAAGTTTCAGCAGCAACACCTGAACCCTTTCCTCTACCACCAAACTCACCTGTCTTAAGAAAGTCATTTGGTATAGTAAGTTCACCTTTGTTTGTTTTTACTTTTAATGAAGTACGTAGGGCAGGTACGCCGTTATCAGCTTTCATAAAGTCCGTAACGATATCGAGTTGGTCTTTATTAATGATAACCTCAAAGCCGTGTTTCTTTGTCGCAAACTTTTCTCCATCCCGAACTTTATTAATAAACATATTGACTCGGCCTTCATCTTTACGAAGGTCGGGAAGTTTAAGGTCTGCTGGTTCCATAGCTTCCTCTAAATATTGTCTGAACCTTAACATCAGTACACTCCAGAGTTGTTTTCTATGGCTATTTATAATAGAAAAGCGCTCTACCGGCGCTTTCCTTTTTGGTATTCTTCGTGTTCACGTCGACGTTTTTCTTCGTGCCAACGTTTGAGACCCTGCTGTCGTCGACGTTCGACTTCTTGTGGATGATGGTTTTTAGCAATGTGGTCGAATCCGTTTTCACGAGCCCACATTCCGAGTTGAGATGATGAGTGTGCTTTCAATTAATTGACCTCCTCGATAAGACCGTGTTTAACCCACCAAGCAAAAGTGTTTGGCGCCTTTGCAGCGAGTTCAGATTCAGCTTCTTTTAGCTTTACTGTCTTGAACATAATGCCGAACTCACGCATCCACTCGTCTTTAGTGAACTCTGAGTAACGAGCACCCATCCAATGTTTCATAGCTGGGCCGTGCCAGTACGACACTGCGTTTACTTTACCATATTGTTTATTTGTGTATTGATATTTCATTTTGTAAACCTCAACGTATATTGTTTTCCGTCATGCATAAAAGTTACTGTCGAGTGAGAGTAGACGGTTTGCTCCACTTCGTTATAACGCGTCTCAACATTACACACTCTCTTAGTACCACCAGTAGCGTCACTATTTGCGTGACCAAGCATGCCACCAATAACGGCTCCAATTGCTCCACCATTCTCTTCTCCTTTAATGTTATTACCAAGAGCACCACCAATGATCGCTCCCATAAGAGCATCACCAGTCTTATCACCGGATACGGCTTGGTCAGTACAGACCTCTACCTGATACGGTGTCTTATTGATCACAGTCTTAAAGTGATCTTGAGTAGTCTCGGCTAACGCTGGGTGACAGCTAGCTAAGACTGCTATTCCTGTTAAAATATACTTCATCTTTCTACCTTTGCTTGTCTTACACTACGAGTTACGATTGTCTTTCCCTCGCTCTCACACGTCTCAACCTCGTTGGTCTCGACTATGAAGTAGTTCTCTGGCATCTCTTCGCATATACACTCTGGTCTTCGTGTTGCAATGTCTTCGAGTATAAACCAAGTAACCACTCCATAGACTGTAAGTTGTGCGAGGAACTTTAACATTACAGATTATCCAGAGCTTCTCTTGCTTTGTCTTGAGCTGACTGAACGTCCTCAACTGTAACTGAAGGAGCTTCCTTCTTACGTCCAGCTGGGTCGACTGACAGAAGAACATAAGTACGATAACTGATGCCTTCCAGGGTTACAGTCTTATCCACGACTTCGTACTCAGATACGTCGATGTTTTTATATCCTGACTTGGAAACCTTTTGAGTTTCTTCGACAGCCATAGAAGCACCGATAGCTGAGTTGTCAGCAATGTAAGACTTCATTTCAGCCGATACGTTATTACTGATCTTATCGCCAAGGACGACCTTTGCTTGATGCATTGCCTTGTCCATGGAGAACTGAAGATCTGTCGAAAGACCAGTACCTGAACCAAAGATAGCGTCTTCTTCGTCCTCAGGAGTATTGACATACCAATCTGGGATAGTCTCAGCTTTCTCGGCTTGTACGATCTCGATCATTTTAGTTTTAGTGCCCATACCACAAGCACTGAGAGTGAGACCGGCCACAGCGACCAGTCCAAATGTTACTACGCTTTTCATTATGCAGCCTCCGCAAATTCGATTGCAGTTTTCAAAGCATTCTTCTTGCGAACTTGGTTTCCACCGAACCAAGAAGAATACAAGCGATTGTCTTCATTACGACCCTGTACGTGGTCGGTAATAAAGGTGACAGAGTTGAATGCCTGCCACCATGTGCCTTGAGCGTATTCAGCACCAGGCTGAGTATCAATGACATCATAAGCTTGACGAGCATTCCGTGAGAGAGTATCAAGGCTCAGTCCCTTACCTTGTACACGCTTATCAGCAGTACGTGGGAAGACTGTGTTAAGATACTCGATGTATGAGTCAGTGGTAAACTTTTTCTTACCAAGGAACTCAGCCATATCTTTGTATGTGTTCAGTTTCTCTGAAGCGATACCAAGAGCGGTCTTTACTTCACTCGCATCGAAATCAACACGGTGACCAACCTTCACAGAACGTTCAGCGTTCTGCTCGAGTGACAGAGTCAATGTGTTGTTGCATACTACACGAATCGGAGTAAAGCGAACGTCGATTGACTTACCGTACTGATGTGGATTTGAGAAAAGGAGATATGATTCAACACGGTCTCCGCCAAAGATCTCAAAGTCGCCTTTGACTTTAGCAAGAGCCCATACCATCTGACCGTCTTTTAACGAACCAGCTGTATGCATTTCCATATCACCTGACATACAGTACTCAGTGAAGAAGTTAAAAGCATCTTCGTTCTGTACAGGTTTCCAATTCTCACCAACGTTAGTAAGAATGCGACCATCGGTTTCGCGAACCAATGATTTTTGACCGGTAGCCATACGCTTACCGTCAAACTCGATGAAGGATTCCACTTCACGGACGTTCCAATCAACGCCAGCTTTCTCCATCATCTGCTGTGGTGTCAGGTCGTTTGAGACCGGAACACCGAGGCCATGCCATGGAACTTCACCTGCATAAGCCATTGTTTCAACTTGATGTGCCATAATATATCTCCTTAAGCAACTTCTAAGAGTGATGCAGTTACACGCCAGCTTCCTTTTGGACCAGCGTCAACAATAATGTTCTTCTTATTGACTTTTTCAATAACGCCTTCCATGTAGCCACGCTTACCGTGCCACCTTACTTTCTGGCCGACTTTGAAAGTACGAGCCTTAGCGGCTGTCTTCTTGTTACGGATTTCGTTGAACATCTGAGCGATCTCTGACATTTGTTTGTCAGTGGCTGTTTCCAACAAAGCTTCGATCTTAAGCATGTCTGGTTGGCTAATCATAATAAAGTCCTTTCCTTTTTTCATTTTACTAATATATTATACACTATATTTTTATGAATGTAAATAGAAAAAATGCATTAAAAGGAAATTATTTTAGATTTATTTCTGCATAGCAGTTTCGCTGATACTGCATAACCCCACTAGAGGTCCACCCCGCCACTATGTCACCGACCTTTGTCTCAAAGCCGACTGACTCATAAGTTCTGAGAGCTGCTTCACGTGGCAGAGACCAAACGGTTTCGAAACCACGTTCACGTGCGTAATCGATCGTATGATTCAGTAGTGCTTGAGCCAATCCTCGTCTGCAAAACTCTGGCCGAACGTATAGACCACGAGATCTATATCGAGTCGGAGCCGACTGATGACCAGAGTTACAGGCAATCAGAACTTGTCGATTTGTTTCGGGGTTTGTGGCGTGGATTCCGAAAAACACTGGAGCATAATGTTCTTTACCTTCGGCTGCATACTGATACAGTATGTTGTCGGTCTTTTCCCAGTCGAGCATCGGTGTCGATGGTTTAATTGAGTCTCGTCCTGGCCACAGTTTCTCCCATAGTGGAAGTATTTCTTCGAACGTAATTTCAGAAATCATTCATAATCTCGTGTACTTTTTTCTCAAGGTCTTCGTTTTGGTTTTCCATTACAGTAATTTGATTTCGCAGTTGCTCTACTTGATCTTTACGTTGTTGCATAACGTCTTTGATTTCTTCTAGAACAACTGCGAGTCTTTCTTTTAACTCATCAGCACTCAAGCTGGTTCACTCCCTACTGGTTTACATATGTATTCAACTGAAGTCCAGTCGCCGTCAATCGGAATCTGTTCGTACAGTCCCTTTGTGACTTCACATTCCATTTGAGTCTCAAACCACTGTACGTCTTGTACTCGACACTCCGATCCCAGACAAGCTGTCAATAAGATGTGCCATATGATTTCCATTATGCAGCCATGCGCATCGATGGATCTAACTCCATCGCACGTCCCCATGCTTCGTAGTAGTGACGCATACCAACTTCGTCGTGGATAGTCCCGTTCTCGTGCCTACCATGAAGTATGTTGCGTGGTTCTGTACCTTCTCTCATTGTGGTACCTTGACCCGCTACGCCAATTAGATCCTCGTGTAAGTTACGGCCGAACGGTCCCCAGATTGTGTTATGAGCTTTGATACGACTTGCTCTTTCTTCTGGCGTATCTTTTTTCAAACCGTATCCACGAAACTCAATAAGAACCTTGTTTGGACCAAGTGGAGTTACCATGTCTGACCGATAGGCTGAACCACGAAGGTTGAAGTTATAGCCTGGGAAGAGGTCGACCATGTACCACTGGTTGGGCGGCAGATTGGGAAAAGATAGTTCCCCGCGGTCTTCGAAACCGTCATACTCTTCATAGTTAACAGTAAAGCTACTAACGTTAACGTGACCGTTATCAAAAGGAATGTTCTTTCTTGCGAAGTACTCATCATTGAATCCTGACACTCTGTTAAAGTAGTGCATGAAGTCGTGATAGAACTCTGAATTAGTATCGTGCCACAGTTTATAGTTTGTATCTATAATTGCTTTGTGATAATGAAATACTTCGAGTTCTTCAGTATCAATTGCATCAATGATACAATCAAAAGCTCCACCAAGCCACGTATCCAATGGTGTAGGATCTGGGTTAAGTGTTACCCAAACCATCTGACCATACTTTACTTCACAATGTAACGGTTCTTCTGTCGTTGCCCAACCGTCATATGAGACGTTCCCAGCAGGTCGACGAAAGTCAATATCATTTGTATTGTAATATGCTTTAACGTTTTCACCATCAACGTTGATTGCGATCACTCTCTTACCGGCTATGCGAATTGTTCGATAGTCGCCTTTGTTTCTCATCTCACTAATGTGGCACATCGGTACCCAAACTTTCGAGAAGATCATTTCCTGTTCTTGTTCGAAAATTTCATATGATGAATATATTTCGCTACTTACGTGTTCTATCTTTGGAGTCTTAATCCATTGTTTATGATTTCTTGGTGGCATATAACCCTCCTGTAATTGGTTGCCGGATTCTGTTTCCAAGCTCCGGCGGGCTCATCAGCATTATGCCGCTAGGGCGTAACCTGTAGGTGCAAAGTTATCGTTTGCATTTACTTCTTGAAGACTCAAACACCAGTCGATCCTATTTCGCCCCCATCATAGTACACCGATCTGTTGGCATCACTGGTCGGCCGTCATCAACCGATGTACTATGGTGGAGGCGGGGAGTACTGCCCTCCCGTCCTGTATGCCCTCTAACATCTTCAATTCTATTTATTATACCACTATTATTCTTAAAAGTAAATAGCTAATTCTTGACACTCACCTGTGTCAAATGATTATTCATGTCAAGATCTTGACACACACTTAGATGTATAAATAGCTATAGCTGGAAGATCACAAGGTAGCAATTCGGCTAACCATTATCTCAGAGGACTATTATGATTAAACTTCTTATGGTCGCTGCTTTTAGTATGGTTTTCGTGAACTCAGCGATGGCACAGACTGCGTCGACAGTCATAACAGATTCAACTTCTAGATCAGACATCGACACTGATGCAAAATCTAGAACAATTGTTATTTCACCACCACCTTCGGCTATCTCACCAGGTGTTGGTTCTTCATCATCTGACTTATGTACTACTGGTGTATCCGGATCAGTACAGACTCAGATCTTAGGTTTATCAACCGGTGAAATGGTTCGTGATGAAAACTGTGAGAGATTAAAAATATCTAAGACTCTATATGATATGGGAATGAAAGTAGCTGCAGTGTCAGTACTTTGTCAAGATCGTAGGGTTTATGATGCAATGGAGATGGCAGGCACACCTTGTCCTTACTTCGGTGAGATCGGAGACAGAGCAGCTGACGGATGGAAAGCTGATTCAGGTCGTATCCCACCGGTAGAAGAAATGGAGACAAAAGGTGATGTTCAGAAACGCAACGCAGCGGTTGCTGCTGGCGGTATTTCTCTCGCTCTCTTACTGCTCCTCCTCTAACGCCGTATTAGGAACCAGTGATTGCTCAACTGACGGAACTACTAACTTCGTCACTGGTACGTCGTGTGCTGAAGATCCGAACACTCATGCACAAACTGAATTCCAAATATTTGATGGTGGCGGTCCCCACCAACAATCAGACTTCTGGAGCGGAAACCAGGGATTTGGTACTGTCATTGCTAATTATGGTGACGATAACGTCCAAATTGGGTTATATGGTCAATCTACAAGCGGTAACGCCACTTGGACCTATACCTCTCAAATTATTTCAGCATTACTGCAAACAATAACTGGTCTTAAGATCGATGGGTATGCATACTCTTGGGAGTATAGAAAAACAGATGATTCGTTTGCCTCAGATGGTACATGTCATGGGCAAATCCTATTAGGTGCTCCGGGTTGTGACGATAAACTTGAGATTAGTTTTGCTATAAAAGACAGCAGTGGTAACACTGTTGCAACTGATACTTTCAATTATGATGCAAATGGCACAGACAGTGTGTGGTATACTGAAAGCGGTTTGAGTTGGTTTAACACTCAACTCGGCTATGGCACAGACATCGCAAGCTTTGATATTTCTATTTCAGGTGGTGACGGTGGAGACGGTACATCTTACTATAATGGACCTGCTGTAAGAAGAATGACTGGTGATATTATATTCAGTCAGGACATTTGTGCTATTACTGCTTTACACGATCCAAGTTGTCCGGGTTACGCTAATGCGCTGTATAATCAACAATGTACTGCGAATCCACTTTATGATCCAGGGTGTCCTGGGTATACTACAGCTAACTTAACTCAACAGTGTTCTGCGAATCCTTTATATGATCCTGCTTGTCCGGGATACGCAAATGCTACATATAATCAGCAGTGTACGAATGATCCGACGTCGGATCCTGGATGTCCAGATTATTATATCGCAATGTGTGAAGAGGATCCTTTGTTTGATCCAGGTTGTCAAGGATATGATACTGCATACTTTAATCAGCAGTGTTCGTTAGATCCACAGTATGATGTTACTTGTTCAGGATACGTTGACTTATCTGGTAACGACGGTGACTTTACAGTTTTGGATCCGTTAATTGACGATGTCTTATCAGTTGAGACCGATATTGCCACTGGTGAACCTGAGTTTTACAGTGTTCCTACTGATGACTTTATGCAAGAAGAGTTGGTGATAGAACAAGAAACTGTAGAACTTGATGATGGCTTTCAAATGGTCGAAGACGACATTGATGAAGAACTCGGCGAACTCGAAATGATGGACGACATTGACTCGGAGATCGCTAAATTAGAATCAGAATCCACTGAAGAAGGAAGCCCCGTCGACGCGATGATGGGTGGAGCAAAACAGGAGGATGACATTGAGAAGGAACTACAAGCTCTCGAAGAGGATACCGGAGAGAGGGACGAGGAGTCGCTGGCACCGGAGGACGTACAGATCGCCAGTGAGGGCGATGAACTGGGTGGACAGCCAGCGCCCGGTCGATCAAAACCGAAGCCAAACCCCGTTGATACAAAAAGACAAAAACTAAAATTACTTATCGCTATGAAAGCAATTGAAGCAGTCAAAGAACTTGAGGCTGCAGTTACATTAGAGCAACAGATGGACACTCAGCGTAGACTCCTCGCCTTGATATCTTTTGTACCAGATTTTAAGGACTACGCTGAGAAAGAACAGCTGAATCAGATTAACTTTTACCCACCGAAGCCAACGGTGGACCATGCATTTGCAAGATGGTTCCTGAACGATCCAACATTTGGCGCAATGGAGGAATTACAGTACCAATAATATACCAATAGGAGAGTGGTATGTTTGCAGAAGCAATGGCAGGAATCGCCCTCGTAAAGGCGAGTGTAGAGTTTATAAAATCAAATATTGATACGGCAAAAGACATAGGTGAGATAGCTAGTGCTGTCGACGATCTGTTCAAAGGCCAAGAAGAGATCGAAAAGAAGAGAAGTAAAAAGGCAGGTGTCGGTGGAGTTGCGGACCAACTTGGAATCAAATCGGTAGCTCAAGAAGTTATCGACGCTAAGCTCGCACAAGAGGCGATGCAAGAGATGCGTAATATGATTGACATGAGATTTGGTCCTGGAACTTTTAAGGAGATCGTAGACCTTAGAGCTAAGAGAATACAGGAAGAAAAAGAAAGAGAGCTAGAAGCTAGAAAACAAAGGGCTCAAGAGGCTAAAGAAAACATGGAAGCGATAAAGAATGGAGTGATGGTGGTTGGAGCGGTTCTTGTTGCTGTTGGTTTATTCGTGTTCTTATTCACGGTGGTGATATGATAGATTGGAAAAAGGCACTGAAGGCTGGGTGGGAAGAATCCAAAAAGCAACCGTTGATTGATGGTCCAGAAAAGTGGGCTCTCTACGTCTGCTTAGGAT